TACTCCAAATCCACTCCCAACTCCGACTCCGGAACTTACTCCAACTCCTACTCCGACACCAGTTCCAGATAATGGAGGTTCGGTTACAACTCCTACTTTACCACTTAATCCAAGTGAACCTATTGCGCCTATTGTACCTACTCCACCAGTAACCCCAAGTGCACCAGTATTACCAGATGCTCCAACAACGCCAACTCCAAGTCCACTTAACCCAAGTGACATTTTTGGACGAGATGTTGCTCCAGTTCCGGCTCCAAGTCAAGATCATGACAATACAAATGGTAATACAAATACTCCAAGACCGAATGATAACATTAACATTGGTGGGGTGTCTAACCAAACAAACTACGTTGATGGTCCAGATAAAATCACTATTGGGGTATCTGGTGGTTCTGTCCAAAATGTTAAAGCTACTGTATCTTCACAAGATGGTACAACTGAATTAACAGGTAGAGTTGTTAATGGTTCTTTCGTAGCAGATAATCTTCCAGAAAAAGATGGGGTTTATACTGTTAAAGTACAAGTAACTGATGATAAAGGTCAAGTGTCTGAGAAGACTATTACTTATGCAGTAAACAAAAATGGTTCAACTTATGATTGGTTGAATAAAGATGTGAATGGTGCTTACTACCAGCGTTTAAGTGAGGACTTGAAACTTTCAGAACACTCAACTACACGATTAGATACAAGTAAAACTAAGTTCACCTTTACCTTAGATGGTAAGGTAGTAACCGTAGATGCAAGTTTGGTTAAAGTAGATGAGAAGAAAGAGGAAGATGGTTCTTACACTTATACTTATACCTTTAACAAAGATGGCTTCAAAGAAAACGGGGTATGGTCTATCTCGGTTGCAACCGTAGACGTTGACGGTCATGCATCTTCTTCAAATGCTTCCGTACAATTCCAATTTGTATTGGATAGTATTGTACCGGAGTTGAAAATTGAAGGTATTACTAACAATGGTAAATATAATGCAGCAAAACATCAATTTAAAGTCTTGGTAAAAGATAATATTGGTCTTGCACGTGTTCGAGTAATGGTAAATGGTAAAGTTTACGAATTTACTAAAGAGGAGTTATTGAAAGGTGAAAAAGTCCTTGACTTAGAGAACTCAGATACTCCATACTCTATTGAAGTTGAGGTAGTCGATTTAGCAGGGAATACAACTACTCAGAAAATTGAGGGTGTAGTAGTTACTGCAACTGCGGTGCAAGCATTCTTTGGTTCTGATAACTTTAAATTAGCTGCGGGCACATTAGGTATCGGTTTCTTCAGTGGTTTACTTGTTTGGTGGTTCGCTGCGGTTCGTAAACGTAAACGTAAGGAACAAGAACTTGAAGAACTCCGCAGAGGTGCACATATTGGTACTGAAGCTGAAGGTTTAGCTTCATCAAGTAATGGTTCAAACTCAGCAAGTTCAACTTCCGATACAGGAGTAACTGAAACAACTGAGTTGGAAGATAGTGGTTCTGTAGCTTCTGAACTTTTGAACTCTATTAAAGAAGAACCAGTAGTAGTTGTTCCAACTATGAGTGATGCTACAACTGATGATAGTTCTACATCAACTCTGCCTTTAGATGAAACGGGTGTAGTTGCTGAAACTTCTGTATTAACAGATGAGTTCACAGGTGTTCTTGGAGAAGAAACTGCTGAACAAACTTCTGTATTGGCAGAAGAAACTTCTGAGCAGACTTCTATTCTCGATGAAGAGACTTCTGAGCAAACTTCTGTATTGGAAGAAGAAACGGCTGAACAGACTTCAATTCTTGATGAGGAAACTGCTGAACAAACTTCTATCTTAGAAGACGAAGAACACACTTCTGTTTTAGAAGATGAAGAAAAAACTTCTGTACTTGCAGAAGAAACTGAGGTTTTAGATGAGGACAAACCAAAAGGTAAGAAGAGAAAACCTCGTAGAAGAAAGAAAGCATCTAAAGGAAATTAAACTTTAGTTTGTGCGTTTGAGGGCTGTTCAGCGCAGTCCTCTTTTAATTTAGAAAGGGTATCATTTGCATGATTCGAGATTTTGTGTTACATTTAGTTTTAAAACATTTGGTAAAGAAAACTGAGAGTTATAGCACTGATAAAATGTTAAGTTATTATGGTTCTATAAGGGAGCGTGTATATGCTCAGTTGATGTTACTTGTTATTGTTTTATTTTCAACTGTCAACTATTGGTTTACGGTTGGGTTAGCTCAATGGTCTTTATTTGTATTACTTGGAGTTATTAGTGTAGGTCTTTCGGTATCTGTTTTTTACCATGCAGTTTTGTACTTACAAATTCGTAACTATTTAACTTTTATGTTTAAACCAATTACAAATGACTTAGAACGCCCAGATAACTATTTTAAGCGCTTGTTATCTAACCATGAAGTTTCTACCAGTTTATCTCCTACAAGTGGTGCAGAGGATAAATCTGAGCCTTCTGAGGTGGTTTCCGAAGAGATATCTGAAGTGCAAACTGAGACAGAAGGGGAATAATTTGTCGTATGTCTAAGGATAAAACAAGCGTTTTAGGAGAGTTAACGGTTGAAGAGTTTGAGTTAGAGTCTGCACCGATAAAAGAATCACTTTATACTCGTAGTCAAAAACCGAAGAAAAAAGAAGAGAGTGTTGTTTTTAAGTTTTTGAGAGGTTTTACGGTATCTTTTATTTTCGTCTTTGCTATTTTAATGGTCTTAAAGTTAACTTTTAGTCCAATTAAGATTTCAGGTTCGTCAATGGACCCAGCTATGAAAGATGGTCAAGTTTGGTTTAGTACCATTAAAGAGTTCAAACATCCCAAGAGAGGAGATATTGTAACTGCTTATGATGTTTTGGATCGAGTTCGCATTGTGAAGAGAGTTGTAGCAGTAGAGGGAGACCAAATAAAGGTCTTAGACAATGGTATTTATGTTAACGGTTCCTTAGAAGATAACTCGACTGAGACTAAGAATATGGTGGAAGACACAACTACTTGGTTAGGAGCGCACAAAGGTTTAACTACGACTGTAGGTAAAGATGAGTATTTTCTAATGGGAGATAACCGAGAAAACTCAGAGGACTCTCGTAAGAGCGGTATCTTCCCTTCGTCCACAATTCGGACGGTTGTGACTCTTCAAGCACCAGAATTTGTTAAAAATATCTTAGAAAAGACTTTAAAACACTCAAATTAAGTAAAATTTTCGAAATCTTTAGGTCTTAGAAACGTTGATATAATAAGCTTTTCAGCACAAACCTTTATAAATCAACACTTTTTAAAAGAAATTTGAGTAAAACTGTTGACAGAACTGGGTTTGTGTGATATAATGTTTATTGTAAGTTAGCTAAAAGGCTAACGAATAAAGAAAGGAGCCTACACATGGCTAACAAACAAGATTTGATTGCAAAAGTAGCAGAAGCTACTGAATTGACTAAGAAAGATGCTGGACGCGCAGTTGACGCTGTATTCTCAGCAGTTTCAGACTTCCTTACTGAAGGTGAAAAAGTTCAGTTGATTGGTTTTGGTAACTTTGAAGTTCGCGAACGTGCAGAACGTAAAGGTCGCAACCCACAAACAGGTCAAGAAATCACAATCGCAGCTACAAAAGTTCCGGCATTCAAAGCAGGTAAAGCACTTAAAGAAGCTGTAAAATAATTTAGGTAAATTAAATTTATCTAATATAACAGTAATTACTTCCTCAGAAGTAATTTAGGTATCGCTTGATTGCAGTGGATTCCACTTGGCGGTTTAATTCCGTCAGATACTTATTGCAGTGTTCAACTGCACTTTTATTTCCTAGCTTACGTAGGTGTGTTTTCTGTGAACACAGTGTCATGTGCTAGGCATAACATAAACTTTAGCATAAAGTCGTATAGTTAAGGTTTATGTCTTAACTTAGATGGTCAAGTTAAGAATCTCCGAACGGTCTGGTTCGACTTTCCATTTACATAAAACAAAAGGTGTGTATCGAATAGTTGAGTTTAAGCTTTAAACCTTTAGCGCATTGGTTCTACTGTTCAAGGGTACGGCGGGTCCAGATGACGAAGGATGAACGCTCTTTTGGGTTATTAGTTCTGCACCTAGTTACAAACGGTCAATTTGCTGACTTTATGGGGTTGGACTCCTCACGTTTGTTTAGAGTTGAAATTTCGGCTCGAATCTTTGTTAAAACAAAGGTTTTTAGGATAGGATAACTCCAAAAACCAATGAAAAATTTGGTTTCCCTTTCTTTAGGGTATCCTTCAAAGCGCGGATGGTGAAATTGGCAGACGCACACGGTTTAAGCCCGTGTGGACTTCGGTCCGTGAGGGTTCAAGTCCCTCTCTGCGCATTAAATATAGATTCCATAGCTCAACTGGATAGAGCACACGCCTTCTAAGCGTGGGGTCTGTAGGTTCAAGTCCTACTGGAATCGTTGAGTAGCTACTCATAGCGGATAATGTGGCTGTCCTAAGTGTTGGTAAGGCAGGTTGGTTCTACAAGTCGCTCTTGTACATCGGTTCGATTCCGTTAATCGTGGGTTCAATTCCCTCTATCCGCATCCTAACTTTATTGTTGGGTATCTTTTTAGAACCGATAGCTCAGTTGGTAGAGTAGCGGACTCTTAATCCGTTGGTCGCAGGTTCGAGACCTGCTCGGTTCATTAGGTACTTAGTTAAGGGTATCATTTCAAGGCTTGGTAGCTCAGTTGGTAGTAGCGACAGATTGAAGCTCTGTGCGTCGTAGGTTCAAGTCCTACTCAAGCCATTATAGCTTTAGGTTTTAATTTACCTATGTTACAATCTTCTTAAAACACCTAGAGGAGTGTAGTCTTTTTAGAGTTAATTCTAAAAAGACGAAAGTAACAAATTTGTGACTATTTTCTCACCTGAATTGAAATAAATAGGGTTAGGGTATCAATGATAGAGGGTCGCTCCCTTTTGAGATATTTTAAAGAGATGGTAATAAAACGGATGTGGTGTGGAAAAAGCTTCTAAAATTAGGTTCGAAACTAATGAAGAAGCGAAGGACACGTTTTAGATAGTTACAAAATGCTATATTTAGACTTGGTAGCTCAGTTGGAAGAGCATCTGACTTTTAATCAGAGGGTCACTGGTTCGAACCCAGTCCGAGTCATGTCAGGAAGTTTGTTTTGATTTTTTTTTCAGTACGACTTAGGTTTAGTAACCGTGAAAAGTTATTAAATCCTAGAGGGTATCCTCATATTCCACCATAGCTCAGTTGGTAGAGCGCATGACTGTTAATCATGATGTCACTGGTTCGAACCCAGTTGGTGGAGTTCCATTGCGAAGTGGAAGTTTAAACGTTTAAATCCTGATTACCACCGATAGCATGGTGCTTATGTTTGAGTCATGACTTACATAGACGAGCCGGTAGATCAGCGGAGTTTTCTTTGAAAACTGTTCGAATCCTTGCGGTGGTATTTGTTTTGTGCCACAACGGCGTGCATTCCTTGAGAGAGGTGTGCAAAAGTTCTTAGAGCAAATCTCTTGCTCTTCGTATTTTAATTATTGAGGATATAGCCAAGTGGTAAGGCAGTGAGAGATTAGTGACCAAGGGTTCGATTCCCTTTACGCAACTTTGTTGTCGTATAGCCAAGTGGTAAGGCAGCTGACTCCTTATGACCGAGGGTTCGATTCCCTCTATCCTCATTACTATTTATATTATCGGAAAGTAGCTCAGCTTGGTTAGAGTGCGTGCTTTGGGAGTACGATGTCGCAGGTTCGAATCCTGTCTTTCCGATGCCAAACGGATTTTATACTATTGTTTATATGTATATGCCTTTTAGACTCAACAGTCTGAAGAGGGTTGTTGGGTTATAGCCTACTGAGTTTATTTGCAAGTACTTTCTCGGTAGGTGAGATTTGTATCCTTTTGGGGCATCAACTGTAAAAGGTTGTTGCTTCATAGCTTTAGTAGTTGCAAACTTTAGTGTCAGTAGCAATTTCTTTCAAGGATTTTGTGAAGTTATGTCCTAAATCACTACTAAGGCGAATTTGGTTGGTAAGTAAGTTTCGTGATCAGGGCTTGCTTTCAAACGTAAGGGCTGTCAAAGGTTTTTGCGTTATACCACACTTTATTGTGTGGCTAATTCCATGACTTTACGAGTTTTTCATGGAACCTCTTTAAATATTTGAGCAAGGTTTCAATTCTTATGAGTTGTTACCTTCTCACGGAAGATTACCCAAGTCTGGCTATAAGGGAACGGTCTTGAAAACCGTCAGGTCGGTAAAACGGCGCGTGGGTTCGAATCCCACATCTTCCTTTAGGTTAAGTTTTAACCTAAGTAGACTTTTGGAATTTCAAAATTTTCAAGAGTTTCGTCAGAGATTTCTTTGTTGGGGTATCCACTTTCAACGGTTGCTACCTCATAGTCTAAGTAGGTTTTGATTGGTTCCCTCTTAGACTGGTTCTAACGTTTAGTTAGACCTTCTTTTTCTAATTTATTTGGTGTAAGAACTGTCAGAGGTTCTTACATCATATTTCTTGTTGTAGTTGAGCTTTAGTACAATAAGAAATATGAGGGCTTCAATTTCACTGAACGAATCCTTCTTTTAAAAGGTGTGAGAACTGTCAAAGGTTCTTGCATCGTTCCTCTCTTTGCATACTAGAGGGGTTAGCTTTCATTAAATCCTCCTTTCGGGTAGGTCGTTGACTGTAAAAGGTCAGTGACTTATAGAACCTATATGGTTCCTAAACATCGTCATTTAGAGAGTGACAAAGCCTACGAGAAATAAAGTTTAGGTGATAAAAAGAACTCTCGTTGTACTCTAGGTTCGCGACATGAAGTACAGAAGTTTGGTTGACTTCGGAAAACAAACCGTAAGGGTATCCTCTTTTCGAAGAGGTTCCCTTTCTTTAGGAGACTTACTCAAGTTGGTGAAGAGGACACATTGCTAACGTGTTAGGTCGTCCGCGGCGCGAGGGTTCGAACCCCTCAGTCTCCGTAAAATTTTCGTAGCGGTGCGAGTGGATAGAGGTCAAGAATGTTGTTGGGGTATTTATTTTCTAGAGTTAAGTACCCCAAGGCTATGAACCGCTATATAAATCACATAATGTTCTTGTTTACTGGTATAACCTCTTGCTGGTAAACTTTTTTATACTTTTTACAACTAAAGAAAGGGTATCCGCAAAATGCTGACCTACAATAAAATGTTGAAACTACACAACGAACTAGCTTCTAGTCTAGGTGAGTTAGAACAACACTTAGAACATGTACTTGGAGATATTGGGTATGAGTATGGTGTGTCTGCTCAAATTAAAGTAGAGGAGTGTAATAACTTAACTATAGGTTTTTACGATTCAACACGAGGTATGGAGTTTGAAGCTTTAATATCTGATGAGAAAGAGTTTAAACAGATGTTAAAATTTCAAACTGCTGAAGAACTGCTTCCTTTCTTATCACAACGAACTATTGCTTAATACTGTGCGGTTCTAAATGGAATTTAAGTTTTTAAAGTTTTGTATTGGTTTATGTATCTTGCTTACCTTTGTTTTGTTCGTTGCTATTGAGTATAGTTTTCCTACTGATGTAGTTTCTTACGTTTCAACTTTATTTAACCAATCTGAACTCAATTCTAAACTGTGGCTACAAGGGGTATCTTTAGTCTTTCTGGGGTTTGCAGGTCTGTTTGGTTTGCTTTTATTCGCAAAACACCTATAAAAGCTGAAAATAGTAAGATTATGTCTTGACATCTCACCTTGTTTCTGATATAATAAAATTATCTTAATTGAGGGGTCGCTTGGATTCGACAGGCGATTGGACTTTTTAACCTCGCACCGAGTAGTGACGTAATCACTAAATTAAATATAACTGCAAATAACAATGCACCAGTTCGTGTAGCTGCCTAAGCCTTAGGGTTTAGTAGTTAGTACGAACACAAGTAAAAAGTCAAATAGACGAGCAACTAAGATAAGTACCGGTATCTTTCAGTTGCTATAAACCTCGGTACTCGCAACTAAGGTTTCTCAACTTAGTTTGTTAAATAGAGATATAACTTTTAGTTTTGTACGTTTCCTAAAAGTCGAATGTTAAAACGTAGCAGTGCGCAATAGGGTTGATTGGAAAGGTCGTTTGGACGTGGGTTCGACTCCCACCGGCTCCATAAAATAAACTAAATGAAGAGGTTTTTGGATATGTTAGAGATTGGAACTAAAGTGAAAGTTAAACGTTTAACTGCAAGTCAACGCAAACAAGGTGTTAATATTTGGAGTGATGATATGAGACCTTTTGAGGGACGTGTAGGTAAAGTTATCAACGCTGACACCTATTATGGCGATGTTTTGTATGAAGTTGAATTTCGTAAAGGGATTACTTGGTGGTGGTTAGAAGATTGGTTGGAAGTTCGTTAATAGGTAAAGCTTGATGATAAACCTAAATTGTAAAGAATTGTAGGATTTATTATGAATAAGTCTTTTAGAAGAATAGCATTTAAGCATTTGGTATTGCCTTTAATAGCTGATTTATTATTGTTTATAGGTTTCTCGTATTTAACGAATACAATGCAAAACAACTATGTAACAATGTTAGATAGTGGTCTTTTGTGGCTTTACATTTTATTCTATCTTTTTATTGTTACTGGGTTTATTTGCAGTGGTTTCTTGTTGATAAGTTTAATTACTTTTATTCTAAGTGGGTTTCCTGTAACAACTGAGAAATACAAGCAACTGTTACTGCGAGATGTTTCTACATATATCTCGCTTGAATACTTCTAGGTATCCTTTTTCCCTAAAATGATTGATAAGATTTCAAATGAATTTTATGACAAGATAAGTAAAACGGACTAGATTTAATTTAGGTTGTATAAAGTACTAAAGAATGAGGTGGAGAGAATGTCATTTCTTACGAAAACTTTAGCTAAAGAAGTTTTATCTAAATATAATTGTGCAGTTGAAGTTGCAGTTAATCCAAATTACTATGTCTTGTCTGATAGGGGTTCTATTTGTGGTTTAGGTTTATTTCAACCTCATGAGGTTGAAAGATTAAGTAATATTCTTGGTGAAATATCTAATCAAATCTACCTAGAAACTGGATTGTATATCACAGATTTAGATTGGTTAGATATTTTCCCAGAGGACAAGTTTTTATTAAATGCTCGCATTAAAGAATCTAATGGGTTATATGCCACTCTTCTTAACTCTTTCTCAGAGTGAGTTAATTGCAAAATATATGAGGTAAGTAGTAAATGGTTAAAGAACATTATCGATGCAGTTTAGGAACTAAAAAGGTTACTAAATGGGGAAACAGTAAGGGTATCCTTCTACCAACTACAGTTTTAGAAAACTTAAATTTGTCTGAAGGTAATGAGGTAGAGTTTATTTTTGAAGATGGGAAGATTATTTTAAGAAATAAGTCTGATCAGTTAGATATTCCAAACTATGATTTAGATGAACTTTTAAAAGAATATGAATCCTCAAGCGAAGTGTTGTAAGTAAATCCTAGTTGGTTTACTTATTTTTATACTTATAATTCTTAGATTTATTTGATATACTATATTAAATAAAGATTTTTAAGGAGTTTTGTTATGAAGTTACTTAGGTTGAGTGAGGGTTCTACTTTTTTATATAGTGATACAGTTCGTTACTTTTCACTCCCTAAGAGCTACACTAGGTTATTAAAGATTTTTGAGAACTATGGGTATCAACCTAAGTCTGATAGGATTTCTTTGTTAGAGTTTTCTACATTTAGTCCTTTGTCTGGGGAATATAAGACTACTCAGAGCAATGAAAATGAACGTATGGGATTCACTTTTGAGCAACTTGCTTCAAACCCTTTAAATGAGATTCTAAACTGTGGGATTCAACTAACTTTAAACACTAAAACAACTCCAACTGGGGTTAAGTTTCTTTGGTTTAACATTGTAGACTTCAATGATACCTATGAGTTGTTTACTCATAATTATGCTTCATTGCTTTCTGAAATTCCTATGACTGAAGAAACTAAGTCGGAGCGTTTAAGACTTTAGCGTGAGTACGAAAGAGAAATTAAGTTGTTGCAAGGATACCGAAAAGCTCTCTAATTTCTCATAAATTTTAAAGTTTTCCCACTAAAATAAACTTTTTAAGAAAACTTGTTGACAAATATAATTAAGTGTGTTATAATATAAAACATAGAAGTTAAGTTTTTGCAGTAGATAGATTTAACTGAGCAGTAATGACTACAAACATCTGCACATATTTGTCTACAAGGGAAACGTGGGCTGCCCAAATAAAAGTATACGGTCGATCAGTGCATCCAAATCCGTCTGTTGGAAAACAGAGATCTGCCCTCCTTAAGCACCATTGGTCAAGGGGTTAAGACACTGCCTTTTCATGGCAGTAACACGGGTTCGAATCCCGTATGGTGTATTGTCGGCAACGACAAGGGCGACAGCCAGCCCTCCAACTTGTGCACGAGTTGGAAGTTGCGCTAATGGTCTTACCTCTTGTGTAGGGGTATAGATGCATTAGTGGATTTACGGTGTTTTGTGTGTTGCAAGCCTTGGACAAAGGTCTAGTTAGTTATCAGAATTAAAAACACACGTGGCTTTGATGTTTACAATACACCAAGCGCAGGTGTCGTGGGTGGGACTCCCTCCGAAGTCATATTATTTATCAAAAAGAAAGGAGAAGTAGAATGAAACGAGTCAGAAAACTATTACCAGTAAGTCTTAGACGCTTGATTATCCAACATAGAACTAGAGTTAAAGACCTATATTTTGTAGTAGGTACTAAAGCAGTTATGGTGCGTAATCGACATACTGGAGAATATCTTGGTAATGTTTACTACAACGGTACAGAGTTTTACTTCTCAAGACAGTTGCTACATTATAGAGATAGTTTAGGGTATCCGGATTTTCTTAAATTTCAAAACCTCGTTCTTAGACCTTTGGAAGAATGTTTAGTTCTCGGTGGTTTTTAATTTTTTGTTAAGTGATAGAAGCATTTGGTGGGTGATGTAGCAAAGACAAGTGACGTCAGTCTTAGGGAAGTCGGTTCAAGTCCGTCCTATTACATTAGTTTAGAGGTGTTTTACATGTATGAGATGTTGCTAGATGATTTATTAAGTGCTTTAGAAACAAGAGGTATTGACACTTCTAAATTGCATTTAGTTGAGGAACTTGATGGTGATGTTGAACCTCATAACTAAGAATTTTGGTCTCGTAGCGTAGTGGTTATCGCGCTGCCTTGTCACGGCAGAGATCGAGGGTTCAATTCCCTTCGAGACCGTTTGTTGGTTTATAAATGTGAGTTACACGTTTATGTGTCGAATGTGCTAGTGGTGCAAAAATTAGGTTCGAATCCTATATTCGACATTATATCAAATTTTGTTTTGATATTTTAGTTAAATTTAGAAAGGTAGCTAACATGAAACGATTAGTTATTTCCCTGATTGCAGTTCTTTCTGTGTTCAGCTTCATTTCGGTATCCGCAGATGAAGGTGAAGTTATGGGTGGTAGTCATTTACCCCCAGTTCGTACTTTTTCTACTGTGAAACCAAAGGAAACTGAAAAACCTTTGTATGCTGAGGATAATCAAGCTATGGGTAATACTCATGACCCTATCTTGAGTACCTATACAAAGCAGTATCCTTATGAAACTGACTATAGTGGTGAACCGATTTATTATGGTTACTACGACTATTATGGTTATTGGCATGATTATACAGATGCCTGGGGTTACCCAATGTATCTATATAACGGGTATTATTACTATTATTGATAATCTGCGCTGATTAAATTCAGCGTAGTTTTGGAAGGGTAGCGAAGAGGTTAAACGCGGCGGACTGTAAATCCGCTCCTTCGGGTTCGGGGGTTCGAATCCCTCTCTTTCCATTGCTTAGTTTTAGAAGTTTCTAAGCAAAAGTCCTCCTTTCTTATAAGGGTGAATGGTTTAAGTTAGACATTGCCATGTCTAACTTAGTTTATAGCAGAGTAGTAGCAGCGGTAGCTCGCAAGGTTCATACCCTTGAGGTCGCAGGTTCGAGTCCTGTCTCTGCAATCACCAACATAGTAGCGATATGTTGGATTGAGCAACCCCGAAGTAGAACAAGCGTTTGAAGGGGTTGTGGTGTTCTAAACAAAACAACTAAACTGTTTCGTTAGGTAAAACGTTAAACCAACGGTGATACCATACCGTCAAGCTTTGCTTGTAAAGTTGGCAACAAATAGTCTTGAGTAAGACACCTTAACTGCTCTAGGTGATACCATACCTTTGTACTTAGATACATAAAGTTGGCAAAAGATTGTCCTAAGCAAGACAATTAAACTGTTTCGTCTTTTGGACGTTAAATGAGCGTTGACTTTAAGGTGCTACCTCACGGTATCTTAGACGAGCTTCTGATTAGGGTTTTCGGTGTACACCGCGGGTGAGGGTTTAAAACCGAATTTACTTGTATTTTATTTGTAAATCTGATATAACATGGCTCCCTGTCTAATATAGTCATTTATGGAAAACGTGTTAAGAACTTCTAACTGCTTGTTCCCTGCTTTGTCAAAATAACTTTTAGGGGAGAACACATTTACAAGGTTGAAGATATAAGTAAATACCTTTTATACGTGACCAATAACCCAATGAAGTCATAAAACTCAGGTGGTAATCCTAGTTGAGTGTACATTAAAACTAGGTGGATGCAAGGCGCAAGTTTGGCAGCGGTCTGTCGTTTCCACCCCTTGACCCCTTAAGTAAAAAACCAAGAAACTTAAATACTGATACGCTCGCTCTAGCATGTCAGTAAAGAGCAATTTTTGGAGGGTTTAGTTCTCCTTATAAATAGTGTAGTCCAATTACACTCGGTGGTTGGTGCAAAAGAAGGGCTTTGCGCACTTCTCTTCTGCTACACAAAATTGAGGTTTAAGTTTCTTTAAAGCCCAAAAAAGAAACTCTAGGTTGACTACTACAAAGTAATGCAGTAACAAAGTCAACTGGGTATGCTCAATGCCCGACGGAGAGAGGCTTTGGTAGAAGGTCTTTGGATGGGAGTTCCTGAATAAAAACTACATAAACCCAAGATACTCGGAACCTTATGAGATTGGTTAACCGTAGAGTAGTTTCTTCAAATGAGGTGGGAACATTTGACAAGTTTTCTAAGTGCTTGACCACAAACTTAGTATGCCGATTTAGCTCAGTTGGTAGAGCATCTGATTTGTAATCAGAGGGTCAGTGGTTCGAATCCGTTAATCGGCATGGGATTATGGAGAGAAACTGATTCACTGGTGAGAAACAGTGATATTGGGTTCTTTCTTCCCCAAGTATACTTGGTGACAACATACCATCCTCGCTGTTGGGAAGATATGTTGTTACGATGTAGTCTGGATGAGGATTCGTTTGGCGCAAGTGACTGGGATGAGCGCTGTACCAGTCAGCTACATCATTTTTATTGTGGTGACGTAAGGCAATGTGGTGAGCCGCTTGTTTGTGGCACAAGTGTTAGTCGGTTCGAGTCCGACACGTCACATTAAAGTGTTACTTTGAGTATGCTTAAGCGTTATAAAGTTTTTAGACTACCCACAGGTTTAATAGAAAGGATTATACGTGCGTAAACGTAAGTACACTGTAATTGCACAGTTACACTGGCAAAATAACAAAGATTTAATTGAATATGTAGAAATTGCTCGTCAGGCTTACGCTAAAGCAGTGCGTGAAACTTTCTATGTTATCAAAAACTCAAACGATTTTAACAAATCTAGTTTTAACACTTATTTACAAAACTCATACGGTATCACGCGAAGGACTGCTAATTCCATTATCTTAGATGCTCAAGGTCACTTAAATGCACTTAAAGAATTAAAAATTTATGAGAAAACTCAGTTAGAGTTAAAAATAAAACATTTGGAAACAAGTGTTATTCCAAAACTAGAGCAAAAACGAGATGATAATTCAACTATGTTGAAGTTAGGTCTTCCTGTATCTTTGATTTCTCAACAAAATTTAAGAAGAAAAATAGTTGCCAAGAAACAAAAGTTAAATCGTTTAAAACAGAAACTAGCTAATTTAACTTATCAAATTGAGACTTCTAGTTTCAAGTTGTGTTTTGGTACAAAACACTTACTGCAGAGAGACTATACTGAGTTTGTAGAACATAGAGATAGTCAGATGTCTTTTGTAGGTGGAAAGGACGAGACTTGTTGTAATTTACAACTTCAGCTGAGGTACAATTCTAAAGTCAACCAATTTGAACTTAAATTGAGGAAAGACTTCGGTGGTTTTAAACACTTGGAGGGTTCAGCTCGTTATACTTTTGGTAAAGTTTATTTCAGACATCATAAGGATAAGATAATTCGTATCCTTAAAGATAAAAACAGTCCTCTTAGCTTTAAAATTATTAAGCGAAATGGTAGATATTATCTTTACTGTACTTTTGAAGTACGACTTGAATCTGAGGATTTCCTCACACGTTCAACTTACGGTACTATAGGTTTAGATTTCAACAAAGGTTTTATTACCTTGTCTGAAACTAATCATCATGGTCATTTAGTTCAAACTCAGTTTTTACCATATCGGTTTAAGTCAGGAAACAAAACTAGAACTGATTTACAACAAGTTGTATCTAAGGTTGTAGATTTAGCTTTAGCTAAAGGTAAAGATGTATGTATTGAAAACTTAAACTTTAATACCAAGAAAGCTAAAACTGAAACAAAACAAGGTAAGAAGTATAATGAGATGTTACACTCTCTTGCATACAGTCAGTTTGTTGACTTGGTAGAATCTATTGCTTATAGAAATAAAGTATTTATTAGGAAAGTCAATCCATCTTGGACAAGTTGGATTGCAAAACAGAAATATTGTCCACAAATGAAGCTAAATATCCATGTCGGAGCTTCATTTGTAATTGCAAGACGTGGACAAGGTTACAAAGACACCGTATAAGTTATTTGAACATTCAACCTTATACAAATGTGTTAACTGCAAGACAAGTTAGCATTTCCCTGTAAGGTGGTGTTAAGTAGAAGCTTTAATGACAAATGTTATTGCGTGGCTTTTAAAGTTGAAATAGTATGAGTTAAGGTGGAGTAGGTTAACCGTAAGACCTTGAATTGTAAAATTCTAAAATCAATCTCAAAGTTATTCCTTTTGAGTTACGGTAAGAGACTTTAAACCTTATCAAGTGTTGTGCGAAAGGGGTATTCTTTCGCATTTTTATGTTAATTCCGACCATTGATAACAGTAGAGGGTTATGGTAAACTAAGGTTAGATAGAAATAGTAGAGGTTATTAACATGATTTATAAACGTTATACAGTTGAAGTAAATGGACAAGTTTTGTCAGTAGAGTTAGCTAAAATAAACAATTCTTTATCGCATGCGTTACGAGATAACGGTATCTTATTTACAGAGGAAGTTCTTGAACAAGAAAGAGAATACGATTATTATAAAGATGATGAGAAGATGGAGAAGTTCTTAGAGTCTTTAATTTATTTTTTATATCCTGAACTAAAAGCAAATATTAGTAAGTTAAGTCGCATTGTTAAAAACTTAAGTAAAGAATTTTCTAAGATTGAAAATATTTATATAGGTGAGCGTTTAAGTTTAGATGAGGGTTATTCTATTTTGATTAGCTTTGATAATAGAGATTCTTTTATACCTTTATATAGTTACAAGTATGATGCACCTTTATTAGATTCTGTTGTGGGAGAAACTAATAAGTTTGCAGCACAGATATACAGTAGATTGTGGTAAAAGATATGGTTAGATATTTTGTTTTAGATGAGTCCATTTTGGATTTAGAATCTTGGTTACCTCAATCTGCGATAGATGAGGTGATTGAGTTAATTTTACACTTGGAAGAACAAGGAGAAAATACTTCTTTGGTATCCCCAGTAGAACCTTAATTTTTCAAGGTTTTTATGCTATACTTAGTTTAGAATATAGAAATACGAAGGTAGGACGAAAGATGATAAAGAACCTAATGAGTCAGTCTATTGAAGGTACAAACCACGATAACGAAGACATTTACAACGTTTATAAGAACTATGTTTGGGTAATGGATGGTGCTACGGATTTATTTGATACACCTACTAAATATGGTTTCTCGGTATCTCAGGTTATGCAGACTTTAAATGAAGTTTTACCTAAAGAATGTAAAGATTATAGAGGGTTGAAAGACATTTTAGCTTCTGCAATTTCGCAAGTGAGAGATACTTATTTAACTTCTAATTCAGATTATAATTATTCAGAGTTACCAACCTTTGCCTTTATGTTTGGTCGTTTGGTTGGGGATTTATTTGAATATATCTACTTAGGAGATTGTTACTTAATTTGTGATCGAGTAGATATGATTACGGATTTTTCTTTTGTGCCTTTTGTACAAGCAAACAGAGAAGAAATTGCACAATTAAAAACTCTCCAAGTTCCTAACTTAGAGGTTGAACTTAAAGAAGTTTATAAACGAACTCGCTACTTAGCTAATCATCCTCAAGGGTATCGAATTGGGAGTCTTGACCCAGAGTGTGTTTATTTGAGTAACCAAGGTTATTTCCCTTATAACGGTCAAGAGCTAATGTTTATGACGGATGGTTTTTACAATTTTTATTCTAAGTTTGGTTCAGTAAGTCGAACACTCTCTAAAATTCAAAACTTACATTTAGAGAGTTCAGTTAAGTTAGATGATGCAACAGTTGTAGTAGTGAGAGGGTATTAAGTTGTTTATTCCTTTTCAAGAAGGTTATTCAATTTCACGTGTACCTTCTACTTATACTCCTTACTTCTCTAGTGAGTTTCAACAAGATTGGATTTCCACCCAATACCCAACTGCCTTTAATGGTTCTACTGTTAGGTTAGAGAATTTAGTTCAACGTGAAGATGGTTTTGTTTCCTTATCTTGTTCACCTTTAGACTTTTATTCTTTTCTGACAAGTAATTTATTGGCAGCACCCACAGAGATAACCTCAGACGCTTTTGAAAATTACCTTACTTGCTCTTATTTAGCGAATGCAATAGCGGTAAGCATTTTGATATATGACTCAAACTCAGTATTGTTGGTTAACCGAAGTGATACTGTTTCTCTAAGCCCAAACTCAGTTGGGGTATCAGTTACGGGTGGAGTTACTTTAACTGACCTAAAATCATCTGATTGTTTGCGCTCTGCAGTTCAAATTGAGGTAAAAGAAGAGTTAGGTTTATCTGTTTCTTTTGCAGATATAACAGTTTCAGGTCTTTATATCAGTAAAGATAAACTTCAACCAGTTGCAATTTGTTTTGTTGAGGTGTCTGACTTAAACTCGTTATGTTTATATGGGGTAGATACAGATTTTGAGGTTCAGTTTTTTGAGTTTGTGTCTTTTCAAACTTTATCTAAACTAGATTTAACATCATCTACGGACACTACATATTTTCACTTGAATTATTTTATTTCCGAAATTTTACCTACA